TCCCAAACTGGTCTTTCGTCTGGGAAACAATCGTAGCAGTAATAATCTCCGGACGTTTCTGAGTATTGTGCTTCATCATTTTCCATTTCACAATCACAATCGGCGCAATGCGTAATGATGTCGTAATAACAATTTTCACAATAATATTCAGAATGTAATTCAGCATATCTTGTGTCGTCAAAACGCAAATGTCCATCGCAGTTGTCGCAATGAGTGTAGTCCTCGGAACAGCCGTCACAGACATAATCTCCGTCTGGATTTGTAGACTCCATTTGTCCTTCTTCTTGCTCACAACCGCAGTCTGCGCACTCTTCCATTTCCAGTATTACTTCCTCGTCGTGGCTATATTGCGTCATGCTCAGCCTCCATTTCATCTCCAAATTGTATGTCAACAACTTGGTCTTCCGTCAATATCTGACCAGTCTCTGTGTCGTGAAACATCCACTCTTGACCTACTTCGTCCCAAAACCATTCTTCTGGACGACCTCCATAGACTTGAGCTAAATGCTCTTTTTCGTCGTCTATATATTGTTGAGGTATTATAGGTTCCCACTCGTCATCTTGTTCAGACTGAGACCATGACGTCGCATAGTTATTTAGACTATAATGATATACTCGACTATCATACTTGAATTTAGTCTTTTCTACATTAGTCTTTAAATCGTCAAATTTCGCCGTATTAAAAGCATATAATGTATTTTTATTAAGACTATATACATCTACGTCGTTTATACCATTCATGACTAACGCGTCTTCTACAAAACTATTTTCACTTGCATAGAATAGTGTTTTTAATGACGGCACATAGGCGACATATAAAGGTCTATTCTCCTCACGCGTAAGATATAATTTCATAGGGTTTTTCTTGACGAAGGACAATGCGAAGTCTGCGTCAAAGTTCTGGACTGCTTCTTGTATATTGTCGTTATCGTTAAGTGATTTAAATATCAGCTGACTATCGACGGGACATTGTTTGTCCAGTTTAGTTTGCATTTCTGATATATTGTAAACACAGCCGTTATGAGCACCGACGACATCGCCGACTCTAAACGGATGAGCATTTGATTTGACTATTGCACCTTCGGTCGCAAATCGTGTATGACCTAATAAAATATAACTATCAGTTTTTAAACTACTAACTGCGTCGTGATATTCTTTCGTATCTACAAATTTGCTTGACGGCAAAAGTGATTTATATATTCTAGTGTTAGCTCCGACTTTAGCAATACCAGACGAATGAGCACCACGACTCTCGCTATCTACTGCCATTTCTCTCAACACTTTCTTAACAACTTTTAATTGCTTGTTAGTGTAAGGCGTCGGAGACTTTGCTATGCCATAAATTCCACACATAGTCTGTTTCTCCTTATATTAAGGTTATCAATTAACAGACCGCTATCAAGCGTCTGTTCTGTATCAGTATCTCTACCAAATCTTTGCGACAATCCATAGACGACTGCGAAAGGATTACAGCCCAACTGCACTCGACTAGTGCAAGAGTATTGTCTATGAATCATCGCTACCATTTATAAAACCGCGTCGTTAATTACTTTTATAAAATTACTATTAGCGGTATCCATTTTGTCGTAAGCACGACTTAGTTCATTCATTATTTCTACTTTGAAGCTAGAGACTATTTCTGCTTCGTCGCATAGTAGTCCAACATCTATTCTAAGTTCTAGTAGTCTAGTCTTGATAGACGCTAATTCATTAGTTAGTCTGCGTCTTTCTTTTATCATACTATCTAGCGTCGGACTAGTGTTAGTGTTGCATTGTTTGCACATATTAGTATTCTCCTTCCGACTACTTATCGTAGCCGTTTCTGTGTGTTCTATTAGCACCCATAACTGACTGACGACCACCGCGACGAGTAAGCTCGTCAAACGATATTAGGTCTCGTCGGGATAGTTTAGGGTTATCATCTGTAAAGTTATCGACTGACACTGCGGCTATACGACTGTGTGTCTCGAAACGACTATGTTTATAGTTTACGACAAAGCGATAGCCCATACGCATAAGCTTACGTGAGACGTTGTTTACAACCCATAGTGAGCCTTTCATATCGTCAGCAGGTATCTCTAAGTCATTACCTTTAATGTGGTCAGTAATAAAAACCGTCCAACCGCTATCTTGTCCATTAGGCACAATAGTCGATTCTATGCCAATCGGCAGTGTTTCAATCTTGACGCGTTCCTCTACGACGTGAGTATGCCCACAGTCGCAAGTACAGTTGCGTCGTTTAATCATAGTAGTCATAATATATCCTTTCTTGACTAAGTTAACATTCCGTCGGAAGCCATTTGCCGTCGGGCTGGAGGCTCCGCCTACGCGTTAAGTTATCACTTTTTTAGCTCATTTCCAAGCGATACTTCAGTCGCTGTCAATTATTTTTCCGCAATATTTCCGTCGGAAGGCTCTATCTAACTAACTTAATAAACAACCGACCAATATCGAGCTCCGTCGAGCGGGACTATGCGTCTATCTAGCTCCGTCGGGCGGGAAGCTGGGACCAGAAATCCATCTAGCTACGTCGAGCTCCGTCGGGTGGAATTTACTGACCTATGTCTAGCTTCGTCGACTGGAAAAAATTTTGGGCAAAAAAAAAGCTTGGGCCCCCGAAGGGACCCTGGCTCTTACTCACAACAGTCACGTTGTGCATCATTTCTACCTAAATGGTATGACCTGATTTTATGAAACTCTATGGTTATACCGACTGCATAGAAAAATACTACAATCAAGGTAATAACACATAATACAAGTGCTTCTGCCATCATCTACTCCTTTCGTTGTTAAGAGTAAGGCGCCCCGAGGTATAGGAGGGCGCCATCTACTCATTTACTCGTTATTTCCTAAAGCCCACCAACCATTTCCGTTGACCTTATTAGACCAATCTTCCATTTCTTGGATGAACTTTCGTTGATTTGGATGCTTTCGCTTCCATTCTCTAAGCTTCTCTTTATTCATCAATCTTAATTGACGCTTAAGGTCTGCTATTCTTAACTCTCGTTGCCTTAGATTTTCTCGTTGAAGCTTTCGCTCTTTTACTCTGAGATAATCAGCAACTGTTTTTAATCGCTTACTCATTGTTCTTTCCTTCCGAGAAGGGGCGATTGCTCGCCCCGTTCTCTGTGTTCGGTTGTGTTATACCATTATCTCAACTTTAAGTCCTAGTTGAGGTAACCCTTGCTTCTCAGAGTTACGCTTGTTCATTCTGACCCTGTCTTTCGCAAGTTGCTTGTTCACTTTGGTTACAAGCTCTGAGATTGTTTGCATATCTCGTTGCGTGTTCTTAAGGTCTGAGATGACCGCCAAGTTTGATTGCGCTCTAGTACCCTTGACTCTGTGGTCTGAGGCATACTTGTCAATCAATGATTGCGCAGCATCCTGAGATATTACGCCATCTTTGGCCATGGTTTGGTAAGTGCTCATTGCTCTGTCATAGACATCGCGAGTTACTACACCCTGTTTTTGTTTAACTACATCCGTTTTTTTAGTAGACATTATATTGTCCCTTTCGTTAATTGGCGTTATATTAAATCTCTGTTGTAGAGAACCGCCAAACTTTGCAAACATAGTAGAAAAATTAAGCTTTGAACTCAGCAAATTGTGACGCGTTATGCGGGACGAGGCTCCCACCGCGAGTGTCTGATAGTTCCGAATTGTCAAATAATACATAAACAACCTACGGCGGTTATATCAAAGAGTCAATAGTTTTTTATAAGTTTTTTTTGGCGTGTCTGTAAGTGTTGATATTGTTAGACTTAGTAGCAAAAAAAAGTTTGCTTAGAGGGTTGACACTAAGAAATAATAGATATTTTTTTCAAAAACTAACACTATATCAAAAAACCGAATTTTCAACCAAATATTTGAATTTCTAATAGGAAAAAGACCCGACCCCTCATCGCGAAGAAAAGAAGCACACAAACTAAGCCAATTTTTTGAGATGGCGTCTGTGGATATGTGGATAATATTGTGGAAAACTGAACGTTTTTTGAAATTTTGGGGTAAAACTGGTGAGGTGGCAAAATTCGACGACTAGAATAATTTTGATAAAAAATTTTTCGATTAGACCCTCTCTAGAACACCGAGCATTATTTAAGATATAGATTTAATATTCTTAGTTATTTAAGAACATCGAACATTAGTGTTTTTTTTCGTCCTTCGAACTGTCAAAGTTACTCTGTTTGCTTTACTTGGGTCAATATCTTTTTTACATTTTGTTAATTTTTGTATTTCTAGCGATTTCAAGAGCATTAGAAACTAGAACATTGGGACGTCGTGCGGTTTTTTTAACATTTTTACCTTTTTTATTTGACTTGTGTAGTATTTTTTATGTAAGTTGCATACACAACAACGTTTAGGGAGAACAATGGCAAAAGAAAAAGCAATGAGATTAAATATTGGTGGTCATGAATATAAAATAATAGAATTACCACTAGAGCACGAAGACAATGATAAAGAATTGTATGGTAGACATCTTGTAAAAGATAATATTATACTTATCAATAAGGATATAGAAGAGTCTAGAAAGCTTGAAACCTTCATACATGAGGTATTACATGCAATTTACTACAATACTGGCTTAGAGCACGATGAGAGGACTATTGAAGCTATAAGTAATGGATTATTTCAATTAGGAGTAGGAGAGTTTTTATGGAAGACATCAAAAAAGCAATCTTAAAGGCAAAAGAACAGGGTAATACTGCATTAGTGCAACGATTACAGCAAGAGCTAGATGCGTTAGAACAAATACGTCAAAACCTTGATTGGGATAGATATGAAAAAGAATTGACTGTTTTAAGAAAACTAGAAGATAAACCCGATAAAGAGGACTTTCCAGATGAACCAGAAAACTAGCACAGCAGAAGACGTAGTATCATATATAAAAGATAACTACCCTTCTACAGAAAAAGAATTTCAAACTCTTTTAAATGAAATGTACTTAACATTTTGTAAGAAACAGTTTGATTATGGTCCTGGCAATATTGCTATGGGTACCACGTTGAAAAACGAAAAAGAAGTCAATACAGCCTTATTTGGTATTATTGTAAGGCTAAATGACAAGATAAACCGACTAGTCAATCTTTCTACTAATCACGACTTCGAGGCTAAGAATGAGCCTGTAGAGGACGCGTTTTTAGATATAGCTATATATTCAGTTATGGCATTGATAGTCAAAAACCAGAAATGGGGCAAATAATGGCGAAAGCTAAATTATGGACAGATGAAGAAGTAGTAATATTACATCAGTATGAAAAAACAAATAAATCTGCTTTTCAACTGTACCAGGAAATTAGGATAGCTGGATACGATAGAACGTATAAAGCAGTAACTAGAAAAATAGAATCTTTAGGGTTTAGAAAGCCTAAGAGATATAAAACTGGTCATGAACTAAGTATAGGATATCTAGACATAGAATCTACTGGTTTTAGTGCTAATATTGACTTAATGCTTTCTTGGTGTATCAAAGGCAGAGGAGTTAAGAAGGTTGCTGGAGATGTTATCGAAAGAGAAGAGATTATGTCTAACAAGCAAGATAAAAGAATAACACAGTCTTTAGTTGATGAAATGAATAAATATGATGTTATATTTACTTATTACGGAACTAGGTTTGATATTCCTTTTATTAGAACAAGAGCTTTATATCATGGAATAGATTTTCCAATGTATAGACAAAAGTCACATAAAGACTTATATTATGTGGTAAGGTCTAAATTAAAGCTACATCGTTCATCTTTAATGGCAGCAACAGAGTTTTTCGGTATTGATGGTAAAACTAGAATTAAACCAGAATATTGGCAAAAAGCTCGTTGGGGCGATAAAAAGTCTTTAAAATATGTATACGAACACAATATTGCGGACGTTGAAATATTAGAAGACTTGCATAGAAAACTAGAAGAACACGCACCACCTATGGTGAGACCATTATAAGGAGAGACTATGGTAGATAAAAAAGAAGAAAAGCTAGTAATCATGAATGATGGCAAAGAAATTGAGTTTGTTATGTCTGACTTATCAGATGAAGCTAAAGCTCAGTATACTAGAGCCAATGAACTTGCTGGTCAATTGATGCAAATAGACCGACAAGCTAATGAGTTAAGATTCCTAGCAAATAACTATATTCGCTTTGTTATCGACGAACTTGAAAAAGAAGTTGACGAAAAAGAAGAAAAATAGTTAAATTATGAAAGAACGCAAAGTAAAGGGTGTGACACACCTGCTTTTTGAAAGTCAAGAAGAGTTTAGGGAATATCATTCAGATATATCTCTATCAACTGATTGGAGACATTCAAACAAGGGAGATTGGATATTGACTGACGATGGTCAGGTATGTCAAGTGTTACACCTAGGCGTATTAAAAAAACATGACAGAAAGAAAGAAACTACCTTTATAAGAACAATAATGGGTTCTTACATATGTAGTCCTAAAGTAGTTATAACAGGTGACATGAAAACAAACATGCACACTTTTTCTACTGCAGGTGAATCTCCTTCTGTTAGAAAGAAAAATAGAAAAAACGCTACTGATAAAGAGTTTTTGTTTGGCAAGTACGTTGCAAAAGGAGATGATGTGGTCGAAGCATATATGAAAGCATTTCCTAGTAAAAATGAAAACTACGCTAAATCACAAGCAAAATTATTGTTAAAAACAGACAGGGTGAAAAACTTGATTAGAGAAGAAATAGATAAATACTTGAATGAAGCGGAAATTACTCCGAACTATCTTTTGGAAGAAATGAGAGACATTATAGATAAAGGTGGCTCTTCAGATAGAGATAAGATTACAGCGATAACAACATTAATGAAAATATCTGGAATGATGGATACAGAGAAGACTACAGAGTCTTTAACATTATTTCAAGGTTTTACAAAGGAGCAATTAAATGCAATTCAAGGGTCCGAACACAAAAAACTGGCGGAAGTTAAGAAAGATAGCGAAAAGTAATCGTTGTTTAATTTGCCACTATCCCTTAAAGAAAACAGCAGTATTCTTATGGAGTGCTAAGAAAAAAGACACTACGCATATAAAATGCTTTAACTGTTTAACAGTATATAATAAATCATTTGGAATTACCGACGTAGGTATACCAAGAGAGGTAGGTGAATCATGAGATTAGCTGTATATGGAACTCTTAGAAGAGGATTTGAAGAAACTGGAAAAATAGAAGATTTCAGTTTAGTATTTCCTGGTCATAAGCATTTTCCAGCTTTAATTAAAAATAAAAAAGGAAAAGGAGCTGTAGTAGAGGTTCTAGATGTAAATAAAGAAGAACTAAGTATGTATGATATGTACGAATCTGTAAAAGACGGTCTTTATATAAGGACTACAGTAGATGTTATAATGGATGATACAGATGAAAAAGAAAAGTGTTGGGTCTATGTAGCTGGACCATTGCTTTGGCAAAACTCTAGTATGTTTACAGAAGTACCAGACGGAGATTGGCTTTCACCTAAAACATTAGTAATGATGGATAGAGTTTATGAAAAAGAATACCAAGAAGCCAGATAATTTTAATATCATACCTCCTGACCTATCTCAGAAGGAAAGAGCGCTAGAGCTTGCAAAGAAAGACATAGTTACTTTCGGACAAATGTTTTTACCAGAAGACTTTATGAAATCAACTCCTTCTCCTTACCAGTATGAATTAAGTGATATATTACTAGGAGATGAAAAGCGTGTTTGTATCATACTTCCTAGAGGACATGCAAAGTCTACTTTAGCTAAGACTGCTTTATTGCATCAACTATACTTTGCTCCTCCAGAAAAGAAACAATTTATAGCGTGGGTATCAGAAGAACAATCTCAGGCGATAGACCATATTAAATATATACAAAATCACATTGATGTAAATCCTGCATTACAATACTACTTTGGAGACTTAAAAGGAAGTAAGTGGACAGAAAAAGAATTTACCACCGCTAGAGGAGATAGAATCATAGCAAAAGGTACAAGTCAAAGATTACGTGGTCGTTCACAGTTAGGACTGCGTTATACAAACATAATTCTTGACGACTTCGAGTCAGAATTAAACACGAAAACACCAGATAGAAGGAGAGAGATAAAAGAATGGGTAATGTCTACAGTAGAACCCGCACTAGAAAACTCCAAAGAAAACGAAGGGTCAATATGGCTTATTGGTACAATAGTCCACTACGACTCTTTTCTTCAAGGCGTATATGATGGATGGCTAGATGCTGAAAAACAAGGAAGAAAGTCTGCTTGGCAAGTATTGTACAAGAAAGCTATAGTAGACGATGTTCCTTTATGGCCTAGTTATTTTACAAAAGAAAAACTTATGGACATAAGAAGAAGGTTCACAGAAATGGGATTAGTACATAAGTTTGCTCAAGAATACCTGAATGAAGCAAGAGATTTAGAAAGTGCTAAATTTCATATAGATAGACTAAACTATTATCAAGGAGAGCTGGTTAGTAAAAACGGATTTAACTATATGATGGTTGATGAGTCTGCTATTCCTGTTAATGTATACATGGGAGTTGACTTAGCTTACGAGTCAAATGCCAGAAGCGATTATCAGGTTATAATGACTATTGCTATGGATAGAGATAGGAATGTATATGTTGTTGATTACTACAGAGAACATTCTCCTTTGTATAATATGCCTAAAACAATTGTTGATATGGCAAGAAGATACCATCCAGTAAGAAGAGTTAACGTTGAGAAGGTTGGAGCTCAAGGGCTGGTAAAAGATTATGTAAATCAACTGGCTGGTAAAGATAGAAAACTAGCTCCTGGATTATCTCAAGGAATAAGACCTCCTCATGGAATTAAAAAAGAAGATAGATTAGAAGCTCTTTTATGTCCTATAGTAAATAGAAGAAAGTTGTTTATAAAGAAAGAACATGCAAACCTTGTAGATGAGATGTTTGAATTTCCAAAAGGTAGAAATGATGACCTTCTTGACGGTCTTTGGTATGCAGTTACAACAGCTAAGCCTCCTAAAAGTGGAGCAATAGACTCTGATAAATTAGAAGACAAGATAACTAAATTAGAAGAAAGTCGTACTAAAAGAGTCGTTAATTGGGTTACTGGACAGAAAATATAAAATTTTTCTTGACTTTAGTAGACAAAAATCTTTATTTTTAGACTAAAAACTAATTGGGAGTATATGGCTAATTACGACGAAAATAAATCAAAGCCGCAAATCACAAAAGAATTATTTAGGCGATGGAGAGATGCAAGGCAACAATGGGATGCCGAAGCTAGAAATGCAGTAGACTTTACTTTAGGTAATCATTACACTAAAGATGAATCAGATGCTTTACAATCTGTAGGGCAAGCTGACTTTGTTATAGATAGAGTATATGCTGCTGTAGATAAATTAAAATCATTGCTTACAGCTAGACCTGCTAGGTTTTCTGCTATTGCTAGAGAAGATTCTGATAGCAAACTTTCTAATGTATGGAAAACAATACTTGAATACGTTTGGGATATTTCAAACGGAGATTCTACTTTTAAGCAAGTTGTTCACGATTATGCTGTTACTGGACTAGGATATATGTATGTATATGTCGACCCTGAATCCGATTATGGAAGGGGCGAAGTCAAATATACGCACGTAGACCCTTTTAGGGTATATGTAGACCCAGCGTCAAGAGATAGATTTTTTAATGACGCATCTGGAATTATATTGTCTACTTTTTTAACCAAACAGCAAGTTTTAGACCTTTATCCTCAACTGGATGAAATGATTGACAATATAGAAGTTGGAGTTAATTCCTTATATGGAGAAGATTATCCAACATCTACTTTAAAAAACAGTAACAATGTTTTAACTCCAGCTGAAGCAAAAGACCTTGATTATAATGTAAATCAAAAATATCAAATACTTGATAGGTTTTATAAAGTAAAAGTTCCTTATTATAGACTATTTAATACCGTGTCTGGTCAAGAAAAAATTATTGACCCAGAAGTATATGCAGAAATACTTCAAGAAGAAGAAAATGTAAAAGCTTTAGAAAGCGGTGCTATACAAGTAGAAGAAATACAACAAACAAGAATTGCTCAATGCAGTAGCATTGGAGATACTTTACTTTATGAGCGTATTCTTAACACTGATATATATCCAATTGTTCCATTTACAAACATTTGGACTAATACTCCCTATCCAAAATCAGATGTGAACAAGGTTAAAGACTCTCAAAGACTTTTAAATAAGTTATTTTCTCTAACCTTGTCACACGCTCAATCTGCAGCTGGATTAAAACTTTTAATTCCAGAAGGAAGTGTTGATAATGTTGGTCAGTTAGAAAAAGATTGGGCTAATCCAAATGCGGTTATTGAATATAATCCAGAATTTGGAGAGCCACACTACCCTCAACCAGCTCCTTTAACTAGCGAGTTTTATTATTTAATTGATAGGGTAGAAAAATATATAGATTTAAATTTTGGTATACCTGAATTATTACAAGGATTTAAAGACGGAGGTCCAGAGACTGTTAGAGGTACAATGCTTTTATCAGAAATGGGTGAGTCTAGAGGTAAATCAAAATTAAGAGATATTGAAGCAAGTTTATCAAAAGTTGGTCAAGTAGTTTATAATTTATGTAAAGACCACTATAGATTTGCAAAAACATTTAGAATTGTACAACCAAATAACGATATTACTGAATTTTCAGTTAATATGAGACTGTATGATGATAAGCGAAAAGAAATGATGACTATTGAAAATGATATTCAATTAGGTCAACATGACATTCGAATTATATCAGGTTCAACTTTGCCAAGCAATAAGGTAGCAGAATATAATATGTACCTTGATGCCTATAAGTTAGGTCTGGTAGATGATGTTGAGGTTTTGAAGAAAAGCGAAATCTTTGACAAAGAAGGTGTTCTTCAAAGAAAAGGAAGTATGGCACAAATGCAACAGTATATTACACAGCTTGAAAATCAAGTAAAGAAACTAAGTGGTGATTTACAAACGTCTGAACGTGAGCAGGTATCTGCTAGAAAACGAACAGAAGTTGAGAAGTTTAAATCTACATTAAATGAGATTTCTTCTTCCACTAAGGTTAAAGAAAAAGAAAAGGTAATGCAGCTAGGTAATTTGGTAGACCAAATGGGACAATCTTTGGAGACTGAAGAAAATAACAATCGTGGTTCAGAGTCTTAGACTAAATCACGAAAGGAGAAAAACATGGCAATTGAACAAGAACAACAACAGGTTGAAAAGAAAGACCCAATTGTGGATTCTGCAGTGGAACAAACAGTTTCATTACAAGAAGAAGCCGTAGAAGAAGGTGTGGAAGCATCTGAAGCTGTAGACTGGGAACAAGAAGCTAAAAAGTTTCAATCTATGTACGATAAGAAGACAGCAGAGCATGAGAATCTTACAAGAGAGTCGCAAGACTTACTTCAGTTAAGAAGCGCATTATCTGAAAAACCCGAATTAGTAGATATGATTGAAAAAGGACTTTCTGGAGAATCAGTTGAGGGCAAAGAATCGGAGGGAAGTACAACCCCAGAAAACTTTGACCCTTGGGACGCCTATTACAAGCCAGAATCAGAGTCTTACAAATTTAGAGTAGGACAAGAAAAACAGCTTGTACACGAAACAGTAGATAATGAGTTAGCTAAACTACAGAATCAAATGGCGATGAATAACTTAAAAACAGAATTGGTTTCAGAACATAATCTTGGAAAAGATGATGCCGAAAGATTTTTACAATTTGCAACAACACCAAAAGCTAACCTTCCTATTGAAACGCTTATTAAAGTGTGGAAAGAAAATGAAGGCAAAGGTGCGAAAGTAAGTGAAAATATGGAAGCAGTAAAGAAAACTAAATCAATTCCTAAACCAGCAGGTGTGCTTCAGGGTGGCGAACAACCACAAAAATCTGAGGCTGACCAAGTATGGGATAGAGTTATGAGCGCTGGGACTCGTGGTAGGCTAACTAAACAATCATAAATAGTTAGGAGACTAAAATGGCTATAAATAGCGGAATACTTAAAGCTTCCGACATTACAGCTTCAACAACAAGTGCTGGTTACGGGCAGGCCCCAGACCAAAGAAAACTGTATGATTTCTCTGATAGAGTTGCAGAATTAACTCCAGAAGAATCACCTTTTTTCACCTACTTGGCTAATGTTTCTAAAGTTGCGACTGATGATAATGTTTTCAGATTTCTTGAAAACAGAAGTCAAATCAATCACACAGATAGAAGCTTTTTATTAGCAGATGACGTTAATGGCGGAGCAGCAGTTTCTAAAGACGTAGTTTACTCATTTAAAGTTGACACAGCTTCAGCAGGAGCGGTTAACTTTCTTACCAAAGGAATGGTATTTGCAGTAAACACTTTAGACGACGCAAACGGTTATACTCAAGCTATTGTAAGAGTTGAATCTGGACCATCAGCTGGTTCAGCGGATTCAACCTTCCAAGGTAGAGTAATTGGTCTATCTGATGCTAATACAGCAACTGGTTATAACGTGCTTTCAAACAATGATACTTGCCAAATTATTGGTACATCATTCGAAGAAGGAACAGCATCACCAGATACTTTTTCAGATAGTCTAGACGACGGATTTGGTTATACACAAATCTTTAAAACAGCTTGTGAACTAACAAACACAGCAATCGCAACACGTCATCGTGGATATGCGAATGAGTTTGATAGAATATGGGCTCAGAAATTACGCGAGCACAAAATTGACATTGAAAGAGCTATGCTCTTCGGTCAAAAAGCTCGTTACCAAGGCGTTCAGTATACTGAAGGTCTAGTAGGAAATATCTTAAAGAATGTAGCACCTGAAAAAACAGATGCTAATGCATTAGCTTATTCTTCTGGTAAAGCTTACCATAGAAGTATTGAAAAAGCTAATTTAACTTACGATAAATTACTATCAGACTTAGAAGTTATATTTGACCCAGCAAGAGGCGGAGCAAGTGAAAAACTTGTTATGGCTTCTTTGCCTGTAATTTCATTCTTTAACAAGATGGGCGATGGAGCATTTATTGATGCATCTATTGGTCAATCAGCAAGTCCTTACAGAGTAAATATGGATAACGTAGAAGGTGCTTTTGGACACAAATTAATGGAAATTAATACTGTGCACGGAAGTATGTTCTTAGTTAAACAGCCTTTATTTAGAGGAATGGCAAAAGGATTTATGTTAATGGCTGATATGAGTCAGTTAGCATACAGACCTTTAGTAGGTAACGGTATTAACCGTGATACTCAAATCATGACAAATGTACAAAGTGCAGATGAAGATTTGAGAAAAGACATGATTCTTACAGAAGCAGGTCTTGAAATCACATTACCAGAATCTCATGCTCTTTACAACGTGGAGGGAATTTAAGATGAAGACAGATAGAATCAACGAAAATAGTGGTGCATACGGTTCAGCTAACAGAGATGTTGTGCTTGTTCCAGATGCAGCTACTTATACAATTTTAGCAGAAGACTCAGGCATCATTCACGTTTGTCCTGACCTTACTGCAGATATTGTAATTACACTACCAGCAGAAAAAATCGGATTAAGTTACGAGTTCTGGTATGGTGGTGCAGCAGCAGACGCTCAAGACTGGCAATTTGACACTGGCGCAGATGCAAACTACTTTGTAGGCGGCTTAGCACACAGTGATGTTGACGGTGAATTAACTGCAGTAGTATACTCAGATGGAAACAGTAACTCAAAAGTTAGTGTTTTAACACCTGAAAGTGGTACTATGGTTAAATTCGTTTGTGATGGTACAAAATGGTATTTAAACGGAACAGTTGTTTCCGCTACAAATACTGCAATTGTATTTGCTGACCAGTAATAATAGTTATTAGGTACTATGGAGTGAGCTAGTCTCACTCCGAAACCTATAAAGAATTTTAAAAATAATAGGAGAATAAAATGGCGAATTTTAATACAACTACAAAAGTTATTATTAACGATATGTCAGCTGGAGATAGCAGCGTATCTGGTTCTTTAGCTAAAGAAATAAATGACTATATAGAGACTATTGACGATGCAAAGCTTGTAGATATTAAAGCTGTTAGGCTTGACTTAAGTAGAGTTGCTTACATTGTAATTACTAAAGATTAATGGCTAATTGTCAACATTGTAATGAGCCAAATCCTGAGGGAATGTTTAACTGCACCTCTTGTGGTCAAAGAGCGGCAGCACCTAGATGGAGTACTCAATTTGTTGTAAGGGAAAACAATCCTTTTGCAACAGCTATTAGAAAAGACCAAATTGATATTAATACTATATCCCAAGAAGAGGGAATGAAAAAGCTCAAAGAAGGAGCTTCTAAAGTTTCTCGTAAGGGACCAAAGCAAAGGATACTATAATGCCAATGGTAAATGGAAAAAAATACTCTTACACAGAGAGTGGTATAAAAAAAGCAACTAAAGCAGCTAAAGAAGCTGGTAAGAAAAAGAAAAAAAACGAAAAGAAATACTAATGAAAGGTGTAAATCATTATAAAAAAGATGGAACCTTGCATAAGGGCGGAAGCCATAAAATGCCTAATGGAGCGTTGCATTCAGGAGCTAAGCATGGAAAAAACAGTGTAAAGCTTTTTCATTATAAGCAACTTTCTAACAAGGCAAAGAAAAAAGCTAAAACTTATTGGGGTAAATAATGGGTAAGAAAAAAAGTAATGGCGGTAGACCAACTCCATCTAACCCTTCTTTGTACAGTAGAGTAAAAGCAGCGGCTAAAAAGAAATTTGCTGTTTATCCTTCTGCTTATGCAAATTCTTGGTTAGTGAGAGAGTATAAAAAACGCGGCGGTAAGTATAACTAATGGCTTACAGAGGTGGATTAAAAAAGTGGTTTAGCGAGAACTGGGTTGATATCGGTTCTAAGAAAAAAGGTGGCGGTCACAAAAAGTGTGGACGTAAAAAAGCTAAGGGAAGTAAAAGAAAATACCCTAAGTGTGTTCCTGCTGCTAAAGCTGCTAGAATGAGCGCCTCACAGAAAAAGAGCGCAGTAAGAAGAAAGAGAGCAAAGAAACAAGGAGTTGGTGGTAAACCAACCAATGTAAGAACTTTTGCTAGAAGAAAGAAGAAGAAATGAGAAGACCAGCATTTGGAACGCAAGT